AACTATGTCTCGGCACTTTCTGGATAAGTCCATACCCAAATCAAAAGCGTGACTACCGCATATATGTCTCGCCGTTGGCATACGGGTCCAAGTCCAAGCGGGAAAGGCAACAGATGCGATAGTGGACTTGGTTGAAGCAGGGGAGATATTAATTATGAGGTCGTGTTCTTTCGGCTCTCCGGCAAAGACACGTTCTGCTATCTCTTGTAACTCATCGCAAAGATATTCTATATGCCAATTCCATACTGGTTCTTCGGGTATGATTACGTCCCAGAACTCTTTAAGAAACTCATAGAAGGACTGTTTGGTGATACTTCGGACAAGATCTGTCTCGCTGAAACTAGGACTCATTTAGGTCTTCTTTCTCATACCAACTATCGTAATTGAGTAGAATCTTAGAGATGTATTCCAGAGCATCATCTATCAGCTCATGTTTTCTTACGTCCCATCTATGCATCGCCACATTAAGAAACGCATTTGCTTCATAGACATTTAATTTCATATCCATAGAATACTTGAGAATCAAATCCTTTCGGTCGTCGTATTCCCCTCTCGGGTTTATGTCTCGGTCCTTCTTATACCAGTGGGCATAGTTGTCACGAATAAGCTCCAAATATCGGTGTGCTTTTTCGATATCCTCACGACCGTTTTTGTATTTATGCCTCATAATATATTTGACAACATTGCCCTCTGCATTATCTAATCTCAGATCCATGATAATATCTATGACCTCATGAGGTCCGTAATTATAATGATCGGGTTGATTTACATTTTTGGAAGCTGTCTTTGGCACGATGGTCTCTCCTGGCTCCGTAAAACTATGCTCAAACATCAATAGGACTTCTTACGTTTGGCCTTTTCTCTTTTCTTCTTAGCTGCTTTGGCTGCTGCCGCTTTCCCTTTTTTGGTATAGGGATATTTTTTACCATCTACTTTAGGCATGTCATTACTCCTTGATTGCGTTTAATTGTTTCAGTTGGTAAATAACAAACCAAAGTGAAAATATGAAGCTCACTATTATTATCGTATTCATCAATTTCCTAGTTCCGAGTTAACTCTGATTCTGCGATTCCACATACGGACAGCTATCTTCTTTTCGGGAGCATAAGGTCCGTCTGTACCACATGTATCACAGGCGCACCAAAATACACCCGTCTCTTCCTCTCCCATAATATTCAATCCCTTTTCCGCTTCTCCGCAAAAAGGACAAGCTCTCAGGCAAAATGGTCGTAAGTGTGCTTGTCCGTCTGGTGTGCCAAAATCAATTCCTGCTATTCTATTGCTCATCATATTGTTCCATTTTGAAAGGGCATTTCCAAAATGATAACCATTCGGTCCCCCAGTACCGCAGTACAAACAGGTCATCCAAAAATTATGTCGGTCATGTTCACAGTCTAAAAACTCACACGCACAAAACGGGCAATTCTTAATTCGCAATGGCCTCTTCGGATTCATTATCAATACTCTGATTTCGGAATCGTATTGCTTTCAAAATCTCACGCTTAACATCCAAGCTCAAATTTAATTCGTCCATCGGGATATGGGCATGGAGGTGTTCGTGCTGAACTGAACCTCTTACGTCCAATTCTATCTTGTCATTATATCCCCTGTCTCGATTAATTGTCTTGTTCACAAAAATGGTAGCTGAAGAATCGCCTCCAGCGACAAGACCTATAAGGGCAGCCTCAAAGAAGTTCTTTTTATGAAAGTCAATCTCCTGCATTAGCTCTCCAAACTCCGGCTCATTAGTTACCCAATTCTCAAATGTCTTTCGACTCATATTCATCATAGAGCAAGCACGACTTACGTTAAAGTTGGACGTAACAAGAGCATGTAAGAACAAGTGCTGTCGGCCTCTTTTACCCGCTCCCTTCAGCATCGCCTCTATCTTCAGAATGGAGTTATCTTCGTGCTCAACAGCCTGTATCTCATCCCATATCTTAGCTAGATGAGGTGGCAGCTTTTGATATATGTACTCGTGAAAGTCTTGCACAGTGGACATGCTCTCTGAGCCTCCACTTGAACTCGCCTTCTCAATCGCAAATCTTAAAGCTGGCTTTGTATCCTTCCATTTACGCAGAGTCACAGTGGATACTCCAAGAGCTTGAGCCATCTTAATTTCACTCATGCCAGACTTGGCTAACTCATAGGCGAGTATGTAATTCTCATCCTTCCATACTTTCTTCGGCATTTTTATCTCCTTTTTTATGCTTGTATTATCTTATCATATAAGCGTGAATCCATATTACAAATCTAACACGTGTTAATAAATTAAAAAAATGAAGAATTGGGGGTTTCAAATGACGATAAGTCTGTTAGGATTAAAGAGTCAAGTTAATACTTCTTACCGATTAAAAACTTAAGGATCAATCAGATGAATCAAGCAGAATTAAATTTGAGAATAGCTGGGCTACTAGAACTTTTGGAAATCCGCTTTCTGCGTGGCGACGAAAATGGCAGCAAAGAAATAGCGGCTGATTTGAAAGAAGCACGAGAAGAACTGGCACGCTTAAACAAATAATCAAAATCTTAATCACAAGGATCAATCAGATGTCGAACATTTTCGCTAACAAAGAATACAACACTTACAAGACCCAAGCCAACGCAATCAAGAAGATGGAAAAGGTCTTGGATAAATTAAGTGACGGATTCAAAGAAGTCAGTTATTTCATCGCAACTAATGAAGAAGGCCGTTTCTTCCCTGTAGTTTGTCATCTATGCGGACGAAGGGATCACAGATATTTGCCTACAGTGGGATTCTTCCTAGACAACGGAATCTCAGTAGTCAACTAACAACCCTTTGACCTGAGCAAGTCTTAAAACTGCTCATTTCAAAATTACTTCAACTCGATAATACTTAAACACGAATTACTTTTTCCAAATAAGGAACCCTATCAATGATTACTGTATACGGATCAAACGCAAACGCAGATCAACTCCGAGCAATCCCTCTTACAACTCCAGACAATGCCGGTCGATACTGGCAAGGCATCCAACACGGCCGACTTGTCGATGTCCTCTCGATGCAGATTCAAAATCGAGGTTGGCAAATTACCGAATCACGATTCAGTCTGTCCAAGGACCAAGCCGACTTGGCAGGAGCCTTTAAGATGCGACTACCAGGAGTTGATACTCCAGAAGGTATGGACCTGTCACTTGGCTTTGTGACCTCCAACGCATTACGCAAGTCACTCAAGATGGTTGTCGGAGCCGTAGTTCAAGTTTGCAACAACGGGATGGCCACTGGCGAGATTGTGATGCAGAAGAAGCACACGAAGCAGTTCAGCCTAAGTGATGAGATTCAAAAGTCCCTAGATGTTTACGAAGTCAAATCACAAACCATTAAAGAAACAGTGACACGACTAAGGGAACGTGAGTTATCCCCAACAGAATCTGATGAGATTCTAATGGAAGCGGGACGTAATCATCTCATGCCATTCAGCCGAATCGGATTAGTGGACGCAGAATACCGCAAGCCCACTTTCGAAGAACACGGCCGTGGCACAAGTTGGGCTTTACTGAATGCCTTCACCTATATCGTCAAGAAGAATCCGGTTCACGCTCAGATGGACCAGATGAATCGGTTCCGAGAGTTGCTTCCAACAGCTGACTACTCATCTCCCGATTACTACTTGGCAAACTAGGGCACGAAGCCTCCCTGAGTCAAATCGGGGAGGCTACTTTTTACCCTACTAGAAATATTTGTTAGATATGTTATAATGGAGTATTGGAAACCAACCATACGGAGATAATCATGGATCAGAATATTTTACAAGACCGATATAAGTCAGTCGAAAGACTCATCAGAAAAGTATGTGCTGAATTCTCAGTACAGCATCCCATAGACCTAGAGGATTGTCTATCAGAAGCCAACGAAGTATTCCTCAAAGTCTGCAACGATTACCGATCAGACAAAGGAGCCAAGTTCTCCACCTATCTTGTCCGAGTTCTGAAGTTCAGACTGATGGACAAAGTTAGGAAAGAGTACAACCGAAATAATCTTCTTGCTCGTGAGGATACTGAAGTCCTGTCAGAAGTTTATTCAAATCAGATTACAGAATTTGATGTTGATGACTTCATCGGACTTATGAATCTAAGTGAGGATGCCTCGATAGTTGTCAAATTATGTTTATCGAATAAGTTTGACTCATCTATGAAGAAAGGACAGCAGCAGATCAGAGCCGAACTAATGGGTAAAAATTGGACCTCTCCCAGATGTACCAATGCTTTCAAAGAAATAACGGAGGCAATAAACAGATGACCAAGTTATACAAATACCAGAAGCAGGGAGTCCTCCAGATTGAGAAGTTCAAAGGGCGTGCCCTTTTGGCAGATGAGATGGGTCTTGGTAAGACTATTCAAGCCCTGTATTATCACAAGAGAAATAAGAAAAGAACGACCGTAGTTGTATGCCCAGCATCGCTCAAATATAATTGGGCTAGGGAAGCATCAGTTCATATTGGAGAACACGCAGAGATCATAGAAGGCAGAAAGCCGCCAAGCTCCATGGGATTCAATCAGAATAGGTTTATCATCATTAACTATGAAGTCTTAGGGGCTTGGGTTAAACACCTTAGAAAGATGAAGCCGAGTTTGGTTATTCTAGATGAATGTCACTACATTAAGAATCGAGCAGCCAAAAGAACCAAAGCAGTTAAAGCACTCTGCAAAGGAGTCAAGGAGATTATCGCCATTAGCGGAACTCCACTGACAAATAGACCAGCTGAATTATTTCCGATTCTGAACCTTCTGAAGCCGAGTAAATTCAAAGCCTTCATGCCGTACGCATTGCGATACTGTAACGCCAGAAAGACCCCATGGGGATGGGACTTCAAAGGTTCGCAGAATCTTAATGAACTACATGAGAATCTGACCGAACTCATGATGGTCAGACGACGAAAGAAAGATGTCTTGAAAGACCTACCGGAGAAGTCCCGTCATGTTATTACAGTCCCTATAAGTGACCGAAAAGAATATGATGAAGCAGAGGAAGACTTAATCGCATGGCTTGCTAAACATTCAGCAGGAAAAGCAAGACGTGCTCAGTCGGCCGAAAGATTAGTCAAGATGGGTTATCTCAAAAGATTAGCAGCTGAACTAAAAATCGAAGCCGTGGTGGAATGGATCAAGAACTTTTTGGAAGAGACGGATGGGAAGTTAGTCGTGTTCGGAATCCATAAGAAGATTATTGACCGAATCAAATCAGAGTTTAAGAACTCTGTATTCCTAACAGGAGAAACCAAGTCAAAAGAA